GAAATTTGTTATTGAGGGAGAAGGCAAAGGTCGAAAAGGGATCATTGTTGACGGTACGCTAAGGGAGGTAGCCGCTGACAGACAAGCCCAAGCCTCTATCTATGTATCTTCGAACAATGGCATGGGAGTAACAATAGGAACTAACTTATTTAATAAATTGCCGAAAGGCGAAAACTTCTAAACATATGAGTAAGACAAACGCTATCGTATCAATCGTTATAGTAGTTGCAGTCGTAGCTGGATTCTATCTACTACCAGCACAGGCTGACAAGCTAATTAATGTTATCGCTGTACTTGCTGGCTACATTGCTGGTGTAAAGAAAGACGTGATTGTATCAAGATTTAAGAAATAGATTATTGCCTCCCGCCCTTGGTGGGGGAGAGTAATTTATCATAAATATATGGCATACATAGAATATTATTCATTAGAGACACCCGAATTTATCGTTACGCTTAGCGATGGAGCTACCGATCAATACCCTCGCGCCTACGTCTATAACAAGGACGGCACGCTAAAGGAAACATTAGACTTGGATCATAATGCTAATGGCCAATACAACGTCGCTGGTGGATCAAATTACGATGCTGGCAATTACAGCGTTGTCTACAAGGTGTTTTCTGATTCCGGTCATGCCACTCCCAACACTGATTACCAAATGGATGAGGATATTCTTCATGTTATTTATAAGACTGCAGGTGGCTCGTCACAGAGTGCGCATCCGCTGACTATAGATGTCAAGAAATTCGCAAAGGCCATCTTCGGAAGTGATGAGTTCAAGAAATTAAAGAAAGATGTCAAAGAGATACCGTCTAAGATCGAAAAGCCAGAAAAGCAAGATATTGAGAAGATTATTAAGTCAGAGATAAAGAAAATTGTTATCCCGGAGGTAAAGATGCCAGACGTTGAAGGTATCGTTAAGAAGGAGGTGGGGAAGATTTCAATACCTGATTACGACAATAGGCTTAAACAACTTCTTGGTGGCCTAGGCAATCTAAAGCGAGGGCAATACTCGATCGAGGTGGATGAGCTTAAACGATTAAGTGTAGTGTTGGGTGCGACGCTGACAAGGATAGACGGCGAAATAAAAAGTGGGGTCAAGTCGATTAATAATAATGAAATAGTCAAGGGATTTACCAAGCTTGAAGCGATGATCGAGTTGTTGAAGTCCATAAACGACAAGGATCATTACGAGATCTTGAACCAGATCAAAAGGGAGATTAAAAATCTAAGCGATAACATATAATTATATGGGAACATCTAAGCTACTTCAAACGCCCCAGGTAATAGAGATACTAGGAAGTACGATCCGTATCAAGCACCCGGACGTTTCTGGTTACTCAAGAACCGAAGTCAATGCACCGCTGACAGCGGCTGGTACTACTCTTACGGTGGCTGACAACAACAACCTAGAAGACAATGATTGGTTTGTTCTGGGTGAGGTGGGTGACGCCAAGACTGAGGAGTGTGATGTTAATGGAGCGGTCACAAGAGGTACTTCTGTTACAATCACAAATTCTACGAAATTTAGTCACGAGATACACGCACCAGTTATCAGGGTGCTTGAACGTGGAATTAAAATCTACGGTGCGGCCACAGACGGCGGAACTGGTACACTGATCGCTTCAGTGGATGCCATAACATCTCCAATCGCTGACGCTGTATCAATCCAGTGGGATAAGGAGTACACCGAATACAATCTTATTTCTACCGACACTACCTATGCATACTACTTTGTAAAATTCACTGATGGCACAACTGACAGTTCGGCCTCAGTCTATGTCCTAGCCGCTGGTCTCAGCAACGCTTCGGTTGAGAAGATGGTGGAGGCTGGGTTAAATGAATGTAACGCAGAAGTGGACGGAAACATGATAACTCGTGAGTGGCTGCTGAATATTGTTAATGACTGGCAGGACGAGGTAACTAATTACATTACGTCTGACGGGATAATTAAAGACTGGAGTTTTGAGTTGTTTGAGGACAAGACATCTATTGCTTCTACTGAGAATGAAAACACATACGCCCTGTCTGGATTCTCAAGTACGTTAAAGTATACCGATTCTTATCAGGGAATATTGAATGTTAAGTTTGGGTCAGTGCCATTGAAATATAGAGATATTACTTATTGGGATAATCTAATGAGGAATATCCACAGAACTGAGGTCGAAGTAGAGGCGTCAGCCGCAGATACAACGTTGACAGTAGACGATAGTGCTGAGTTCAGCTCTAGTGGGTCAGTGTACGTTGGTGGTGATCTAGTAACCTACACCACGAATACCGTTTCGACTGGTGTGCTTAGTGGAGTCCCCGCCTCTGGTACTGGGTCGATAACCGAGACACATGCCGTAGATGCTGCCGTTTGGCAGGGCGTAACTCCTGGGCTACCTGAGTTTTACACGATATTTAATGGATCAATTCTATTAAATGTCCCTGTGGATGACGACTATGTCGGATACAAGATCAAGGTTAAGGGGTTAAAGAAGCTGGACAGGCTAACCTCCTACAGCTCTGCCACAATAATCCCGTTTACCTATCTAGCCAAGTATTATATCGCAGCTAAGATCGAATCAAGAAAAAATAATGCCACCAGTGCGAAAACATTGCTTGATGAATTTAGCAGACGTCTGGAAATAGAGGCAAGACGAGATGGACTGCAAACACTAGATATCCAAAGTTATTATACTTTCCGCCCAATAGACCCAACCGGGGATAACGACGTAATAAACGAAGACTAGAAATATGCAAACTTTCAACTATCTAAATTTTATAGAAGGACTATACAGTGATGTCACTCCGATTCTTGTTCCGGAGAACGCTCTATATCTTCAAGATAACTGCGTAACTTCTTATAAGTTGGGTAGTATCCTGAAACGACCTGGTTACGTTAAGATCGGTTCAACTCTTCAGGCGACCAAGTCTATTACTAGCCTTCATCACTTCAGGCAGTCGGCATCCACACAGAAGATGCTGGCGACAGTCAATAACGCCGGTGGAACTGCACTCCAGCTCCTTTACAGCACTGGCGATGCATGGACACCGATTGGTGCCGCGGTAACGGCTTGGAACGGTTATGAGGACGCCAAGGTTGAATTTGAGGACTTTATAGGTTATTGCTTCATGGTCGGGTATGATTCGACTGATAGCGTGTTTTTACCCCCTAGGACGCTCACAGGCACCACGTTTGGCACGACAAATACGACCAGTATGCCCAACGCCAAATACATCAAGAGGTATCGGGACAGGCTTTATATTGCTAATTGTGATATTAGCGGAACCAAATATCCGTATCGAGTGTATTACAGCACCGTTCCATCGGCTGGATCGATAACGTGGACAGTTGCTTCTAATTTTATTGACGTTGATTTCTCTGAAGACATTAAGGGCATAGAAACTAATTGGGATAGGCTCGTTGTCTTCACCGAGTATTCAGCTTATATGTACAACCAAAGCGAGAAGAAGCAGGTTTGGGATGTCGGTTGTTCAAACCACCGAACTATCAAGAACTCTGGCGTGTACATGATATGGGCGAATAGGGACGGAATATGGATGTCTACAGGTGATAGACCGATAAATGTAGCGGGGAGAGCGATAGACTTTATTCGTGGCACAAACATGACCAATTCCTTCGCTGAACTTGTTGACGAGGAATACTACCTTTATATCGGATCGGCTACCGTTAATGGTGTCTCTTATTCAAACTGTGCGGTTGTGTTAAACCTACCAACTAAAACTGTGCGCATTGAGGAATACGCTGACACAATAATATCGTTTGGTAAGTTTTATTCTTCTGGACAAGATAATCTCTACATGGGTGCTTCTGATGGGGATGTTCACCGACGTGGCAAGTACACCAACACGAATCTTTTAACCACCGATAATGGCGCACCAATTCACTCTTGGTTCCAAACTGGGTTCTTCTCTTTCGGTGATCCATCTTCTAGTAAGGGGATCTCAAAGATATTCGCTTACGCTGACAGGGCGCAAGGGCTGGAGTTGAAGGCTAGGGTCGGCGACAAAAACACGTTGTCACTTAGTGAATTTAAGCCGCTTGGACAGCTAACGAAATATATAAACGAGTTTCAGTGCAACCCAAACAAGGGAAACTTTATTCAGTTCGAGGGCATTGAAAACGGCTCTAACCAGTACTGGAGCTTAATGGGTC